GGGGGGTTCTTCCAAGGGATCCGGGGGGATGGGAGGGTCTACGATCTTGAGTGGATCCTCGCGGAAGATGTTGTAATCGAATTCAAGTCCATCAGGGATGATGTTAAAGTTAACCAGGTACGGGATCACCTTATCGTTCATCTCGTATTTGATGCGGCGAAGCCGGGCTACGGTGAAGGTATTCTGCATGCGCTCATGCACCTGGGCGCTGCCAGCGAATGCTTTTTCGTCCGAGGTTCCAGTCTGCCCGTTGATGACCTTGGAGTTCTGTTCGTCGCAATAGGAGATGTTCTCCAAATAGATCTTATGCATGTCCGAAGACTTGCGCTCTACGATAAAGGCCTCATCGCCTGCCTGGGTAACGATATACCCGTCGGTCCCGAAGTTGGCGGCCTTCTGCTCTATGTGATCCAGCTCAGTGTCGTTGTTGGTGTTGGCCTTGATGTGCAGGATCGGCATGCCGAACTTCTCGGATGCCCTTGACCAGTCCGAGCGGGCGTAGAACTTGTAGATCACGTTAAAAGAGCATTTAAGCAGTGTGCCCAGGTCCTTGTTCTTGCCAAACTGCATGAGGAATAGCTTATTCTCCAGCCCGCCGTAGGGGATCGTATTGCCGACCCGCATGCCATCCAATAGCAGCAGCTTATCATCGGGGGCCACGTTCAGCCGGGCGATGGGCTTTACATCCAGTACCTTCCCGGTTGGGAATGCATCCAAAAGGCTGTATCCAAAGAACTCGGCTTCCAAAGCGCCAATGATGATGTTCTCAAACCAGGCGCTCTGCAGGATCTTGGTGGTATCGGTCTGGATCTTCCCGTTCTGGTAGAGTCCGAAAGGCTCGGATAACACGGTCATCTTGGCTTGTTCCATCTGGCTGGTCAAATGGCCGTCATTAAGGATGTAGTCATAGATCAGCAGCAAACGTGAGCGGTCGGACAGGATCGGGTTGATGGCCTGGGTGATCGCCTGGTAAATATCCTTGATCTCATAGGAGACCGAAGCCCTGGGACGCTCCTTTAAAGAGTAGCTTGCCCTTCTTTTCTCCTCGGAGGGTTTTAAGGCGGTTTGCGGGACTTTCTTTTTTAAGTTGATGCTGGGTACCTTGAAGCCGAAAATATTCATTATTAAACGAGTTTAAACGGGTTTTAAACGGGGTTACAGGATATGGGAGCGTGGTGTTCGGGACCCCATGCGTCGAAGTCCGGTATTTTGGAGCGTGATGGATCCATCGCCCGAGGTTGCGGGTCCGGATCCGGTAGAGTCCGTTACGGGGGGCAGGTTCACCGGCAGGTTCCCTTTGGAGAGCGCTTGCAGGTCATTAATGGTATCGTCATAGTTCTTGATCACCTTGTCGGGTACCTGCTCATCGGCGATGCGCTGATAGAGAATATAGACGGCGATGTTCACGCCCCACCCTAAGATGAGGTAGTTGCGGTCGGCGCCGGACTTGTCAAACTCGGAGTTGATGTCATAGAGCACCCCGGCGTAAGTGGCGATGATCCCGGTGGCGAACTTGTCGGCATCCGATAGGATATCCTCTTCCAGTCCCCCGTCCTGTTCGGTGACCATCTTCAGCAGCTCAGAGGTGATCCGGGTGCGGTAGTCTTCTTTCTGGATATACATGGCAAAACAAGATTATTCAATGGTGATGTAGATCTTCTCCCCGCGCTCGGTGCAACGGTTCAAGATATCCATCAGCATCTGGTTAGCGGTGGTGGAGTCCTTTACAAAGTCCTGTCCCTGGACCCAGGTACCCAGAAGTAAACAGCCGTGGGTATCCTTATCGGTATTGCCCCCGTGGATCCGGATGCCGTCGAATTGGGGGACGTTCAGAATGTGAGGCATCACCCGTTGAAAGCGATCGGAGAAGTCCACGACCACTTCATAGCGCCCTGATGGTATGGCAGTCTCTCCCGGGATCTTCACGAAGGGGATCCTCACTTTGTCTTCCAGGCAATTCGATAAGAAGTTGCCGTTGGCCGAGAAATCACCAATGGTGTAGTTCTCGGCTAATACTCTGCGTTTGTTCTTTAGTTCCATGTTACATGCATCGTTTGGTGTTCTTATTAAAACTTCCGCTGCGCAAACCAGAGGCCCTGCGCTTGGTGCGGGCATTCAGAATAAAGGTTCCCCCTTCCATCGCATCGGGTCCGTCGTCGTTGATGCGACTTCCCTTTTCGAAAGCCAGCAGTTGGTCGATGAACTGTTTGCAGTCCTCCGTGTTTTTAATATCGCGGCTGATCTTGAAAAAACCGCGTTCCCATAGCGGACTGATGGCCTCGATGCGGGCGAACTTGTCAGGCTTGGCCCGGGTATCCTTACGTAAAGGGAGTTGGTAACCCCGTTCCACACCCTCGCGAACGAACTCCTCGAAGATCATGTCCTGGATAAAGTTGGCCTCCATGAAATAGTCGATGATGGCCTTTCCATGCAGGGATTCATGGAAGTCGTACCAGTGCCGTACCAACTCGTTGATCGAACATTTACGCACGAACACATGCAGGATATGGAACTCGGTACCGGTCTTGCCCAGGGTGACGATCGCCTTAAAGTCCGAGGTGGCGGTATTTTTGAATGAGGGGTCGCAATAGGAGACGATGTATTCGTACTTGGAAAAGGAGAGCGGCTCGATGTAATCGACCCATTGCTGCTTAAAGACACTGCCCTCGACAATCGGCTCGTTAAAGAACTCGGCGGATGCCCGGCGGTGACCGATCGTGTCGATCATCTCGTTGATCTGCTTTACGGTGTATTTCTGTCCCCACGAGGGGCGTCCTTTGCTGTCCAGGGCATTGACACGGGAGGTGACGAACTTAACGTTCTCCGAGAACCGGCTCACCAGGGAGTCGGTAGCGATCTTGTTTCCAACGACGATAAACCGACCGGCGCCCATGTCCATCGAACCCATCAGGGCCTGCAGGCTCCAGTCATAGGCCTGGCTGACCCGGTTGGGGTTGCGTACCAGCTCGTCATCATCCACGTCGTCCATGACGATATAGTTAGGTCGTGCCTGGCGGTGACGCAGTCCCCGGGGTGATTGTCCGCGTCCAAGGGCAAAGAAGGCGCAACCGGTCTTGGTAAAAAAACGACCGTCTTCCCAGTTGCCCAGGGAGTTAAGTTTTCCAAAGTCATTTTGTAAAAGGCGGTTCTCCATGAACTCGGCCTGGATGTCCGATAGCAGGGTCTTGGCGTTGTCATAGCTCTTGCCCACCAGGATCATGATCAGGGGCTTATTCAGGTTCTGGATCATGATCCAAAGGGGGATCATGATGTTAAAGTGGGTGCTCTTGGCGTGCGCCCGGGCCCACATGGCCACGAACCGTGCGGCGGCGTTATTCTTAACCAGGTTGGCCGCCTTGATATGGAACCAGGCGGAGTCAATCGGCTTGCCGGTTTCCGAGTGACGGCAATAGTGGGGGAAGTAATAGGAGGTGAATTCCCGGTAGTCCTCCCGCAGGCGATCGATGCGGTGACGCTTCTGCAGCTCCGATTCGTTGAAGGTGACATCGGTATAGGTTGCGATCAGCTCGCGTGTGGCACGGAAACGCTCCAGGGCGGCGATATCTTTTTTGGTCAGGCTCATTTGCTATCGAGTATCTTGGCTTTCTCCTCCAAAAAGTTCATCAGGGTGTCGGCCAGTGGTTTTAGCTGAGTTGGGTTGATGCGCCTGCAATGCTCGATGATCTCATCGCAGATCATTACGCGCAGGGACAAGTCAATGTCATTTCTCTTCAAAGCTTTAATCTTGCTCTGAATCTTGGATATGGCATCGGCATAAGTATTCATCTCCTTGATGTTTCCCTCATCTAAACTCAGCATCATTCCCTGGATCTTCTGGATGATCTTGTAGTAACCGGCGATCAGTTCCGGCTCGGTGATCGAGATGGCGGTCTTTATGGTCTTCCATCCCCCGTCTTTAGCCCAGAGTGACAAGGTCTTTTCGGTACTGCGGATCGACTCTGCAATCTCCTTTTGGGTCATGTCCGTACTCATGAATAACTCGTACGCTAATTTCTTGAGGTGGTTTTCTTTCGCCATAGGGCCATCGAATTTGTTGCAAAGTTGATTTAGCAAGGGACACAAAGCAAATCCAATTTTCTATTAGTACCGAAAATCGGTACGCATTGTCCGGAATTTAGGTACTAATAGAAAACCCGATTTGCTTTGAACCTACATAATAAATCATATTTGCAGCCATTCAATAACCCGTGGGTCACTTTAAAACCAGAAACAACAAAAAATGACGTTCCGAAAAACCTTTATCATCTCCACCGAGGCACTCAATACTTACGGTACCTGGATCCTGCTTTCGGGCATCAAGCTGGATAACTTTAAAAAGAACCCGGTCGCCTTTTATGATCACCATACCTGGGAGCTGCCCATCGGTCATTGGGAGAATATCCGGATCGAGAACTCGCAACTTCTGGCCGACATCGTGATGAACGAACTGGATGTCCAGGAGAAAGTCTATATCGACAAAATCAATCAGGGTGATCTGCGGGGGGCCAGCGCCGCCTTCGATCCCTTGACGTTCTCCTCCGATCCCCAGTTCATTAAACCCGGACAACGGATCGAGGCGGTTATCGAGAGTGACCTGGTCGAGGTGAGTTTGACTCCGCTTCCGGGCAATAACGACTGCTTGGCCCTCAGTCGCAACGGCAACCGGTTGCAACTGTCCGGTACCTCGGACGAGGGCCTGATCAAAGAAGTGTTACCTCTTTTAAAAATCGAAAGTCATATGAAAAAAATCAATTTGAAACTGAATCTCAAGGAAGAGGCCGATGAGGCCGAGATCCTTCAGGCGATCGAAAGGTTGCAGCTCACTGCTACTCGTGCCGATGGCTTGCAAACCAACTTCATTACCCTTGGCAAGAGCATATTGCCGGATGGTGAACCGCAGGTAATGTTTGAGGATCTGGCCAAGACCAACCCCGAACAGGCCGTCAAGTTCTTAAAGCTCCAGCGCAAGGAAGGCGATGACAAGCCGATTGTCGAGCGCATCAGTGATCTACTCAAGCTCAGTAATACTGCTGCTGCTGCTGCTGCTCAGGAACCGGAAGAGACCTTCGACAGCCTCCAGAAGAATGACCCTGCCCGGCTGCTGAATCTAAAGCGTACGGATCCTGCGAAGTTTCGTGAGCTGCTTCAGAAACACGAGGCCGCTAAAAAGGTCAAAAAATAACCATTAACCAGGGCCAAGGAGAAAATCAGTTCAAAAAAAATCATTAACCAATTCATCTTTAACTACCATGAAATCAAAATCCATCATCTTCTTATTGTCGGCCCTGCTCTTTAACTGTGTCGTGGGCTCTTTTGTGGCATCCGCCCTGGGCTATAACCCCCTTGCAGGCATGCTCATTGTCAACGGCGGGGGTATTGTGCTGCACTATGCCAATATGCCTGCCACCAACCTTTACGCAGGCCTGGCCAAAGAGATCTGGCTGCCGGATATCATCGAACAGTTCATTCCCGATACCTCGTTCTTAAGTGAAGCCCGATCGATGGATCAGTTCGTGGATAACGATAAGATCAACCTGGCTGAAGCGGGATTGGAACCGAACGTACTGGTCAATAACATCACCTACCCGGTACCGTTTGCCGAACGCTCGGATAACCCCCTGGAGATCGTCCTGGATTACTTTGATACCGAGGGTACGGTACTGCGCAACGCGGAACTGGCCGAGCTCTCGTATGACAAACGCACCTCGATCATCAACCAGCACCAGAACGCGCTTCGTAAGAAATTCGCCCGCAAGGCGATCCATGCCTGGGCGCCCACATCCAACGACACGCTCACCCCGGTGTTGCAAACCTCCGGAGCGGCCATGAACGGCTTAAAGTCCATCACCTTTGCCGACATCCTGGATCTGGCCACCAAGTACGACATGATGGAAACCGAAGGTACTCGCGTACTGGTGCTGCATCCCATCCACTTCCGTCAACTGATCAAGGAAGACATCCTTTTGATGAAAGACATCATCGGCAACGGCAAGGAGCTGTTCACCTTCAAGATCTACCGCTATGCCCGCACCCCGGTCTTTAACAAGGCAACGGGCGTGAAGGCAGCTTTCGGAGCTGCTGCAGCACCGCTGACCGACACCATCTCTTCGGTTGCCTTCTTGGGCAGCGAAGTAATGCGTGCCCTGGGCACCTTCACCATGTTCGAACGTCTGAATGATCCCGAACAGAAGGGCGACATCATCAACTTCCAGATGCGGGGAGTTGCCCTTCCGGTACGTAACAAGTACATCAGCGCCATCTACTCACCGGCTTCGGCTTAAACCTTGTTTGAATGGCCGCCGTGGAAACCATCATCGCCAACGTCTTTGCTCCTGTTATCACCTCCCTGGTTGCCTGGCTCACAGTGCGGCGTAAGCAAAACGCAGAATCCACTAACCTGGAAGCTGCCGCCTACGCCGCGCTCGTTGAGCCACTAAAGAGCACCATCAAATGCCTGGAGGATCGGATTCTGCGCGTGGAAGAGGAAAACAAGTCAATACGGCAACAGAATTACGAATTGCTCTGCCAGGTTCGCACCCTTCGCCAGGAGAATGCCGACCTGAAGGAACTGGTAGAGAACTTTAAACGTGGGAGAGTACCAAAAAAAAATTCATGAAAAACCTGATCTTCATCTTGATAATGTGTGTGTGTGCAGTTTCCTGCCGGACCTCTCGTCTTACCACGATTGAGTCCGACAGGCAAACTGTTAAGACATCTCAGGACAGCTCCTGGGTGAAAGAGACCGTCAAAGTCGACACCTTTCGTGTCAAAGCCGATACGGTACGGTTATTCTTAACACACGGGATGTTGTCTGACACCAACCTGCCTGTCCTTGAGAAACACTCCGGGCGGGCTACCTTAACAGCCAAGCGCACTTCCGGGGGGATCGTTTTGACAGCCTCCTGCGATTCCCTCGAGGCGCTGCTGTTAAACAAGACGGTGGAAGCCTATCACCTGCGCTTGCAACTCGATAATGAGAAGTTATCCCGCAGCATAAGCGATTCCAAAACCACGGTGGTCTATAAAACCCCCTGGGGTTTGATTATCCCTTGTGTCATCGTTTTGTGCTGTGTTTTACTCTTTGAATTTTTGAAAATCAAAAAATTTATACCATGACAAAACTTGTTAAAAGTGCCGGTAAAGGAAGCAATCCTCCGGGTAAAAATACATCAGACAATGCCAAAAAGGCGATAGCCTTAAAGCAGTCGATCGATGAAAAGCTGGAAGCTTATAACGCCCTCAGTGATGAGGACAAGGCAAAAGAGGACGCGGGCCTTGCGATGCTCGAGGAGATCAATGCCCTCGAAGATGAACTGCTCGATCTGATCGAAGTCGACCAGGACGATGAAACCGATCCGGAGGACCTCCAGACGATGAAACCGTATTTCGATACGTATCCGGATGAGGACATCCTTCATAAAACCTCAGACGGGCAGGTGTTCCTGAACAAGGACAAACAGTGGGCTGCCTATCACCAAAAGAGGATCGATCCCCAGACCAAAGTACAAACCATTAAACGCCCGTAAGCTATGCCACTGCCAAATTTAAAGATATTACTCAGCAACGGGGGCCTTGGAAGGGTCGTTCCCACCGCTGACGCCACTGCCGGGTTGATCCTTAGCGGGGTCGCGGTGGTGGACAAGATCCAACTGCTGGATCCCCGCCAGATCTTCTCCTCAACCGCCATGACGGATTTGGGGATCACCGAAGATACCAACCCGCTCGCCTTTAAGGAAATCACGGCCTTCTACAACCAGTTTGGCGAAGGCGCCGAGCTCTGGGTGATGCTGGTAAGCGATGCCACCTCCCTGTCCGACATCTGCCTTAAGACCGGGGTGATCGCGCCGAAGCTTCTCAAGGCAGCCAAGGGCACGATCTGCATTTTGGGTATCAACCGGGTTCCTGCCGCCGGGTATACTCCCGAGATCACCGAGGGACTCGACAGCGATGTCCTTCAGGCGGTGATGAACCTGGATGCCTTGCGCAAAGAGTACTTCGATAAGTTCCAACCCTTCAGGGCGATCTTACCGGCACTCGGATTCACCAAGGAGACGGTGGGCGATCTGCACAACTTCCGCCAGAACTCCAACCCGGGCGTGGGTGTGGTGCTGGGAAGCGACAACTTGGATGGCACCTGCGCTGTGGCAATGGCCCTGGGCCGCTTGGCCTCGGTGCCGGTACAGCGCAACATCGGACGGGTCAAATCGGGCGACGTTGGACTTCTGAAGGCTTACTACCCGGACGGCACCCCCGTCGAAGCATTGGAAGATGCCGCCGACTCGATCCACGACAAAGGGTATATCTTTTTCCGCACCTTCGCCCGCATGAGCGGATTCTTTTTCAACGACGATCCCACAGCAACACGTAACGATGACGATTACTGCAGCCTGTCCAAAGGCCGTACCATCGACAAAGCGGCCACCATCGCCTACACGACCTACGTGGTTGAGCTCCTGGACGACGTGGAAGTGGATAACAAGACCGGCAAGTTGCCCCCATCATTAACTGGGTACTTCCAGAGCAAGATCGAAAATGCCATCTCGGTCGACATGGCCGGAGAGATCAGCGGGGTGGATGTGTTTGTCGACCCGGCCCAGAACCTTCTCTCTACCGACAAGATCGCCATCAAGCTAAGGATCATCCCCCGCGGACAGATCAAAGCCATCGAGGTCGACCTCGGATTTACAAACCCTTTAATTGCTTAAACCATGACGGGACCATCATTTAATTCATCTGAATACGCCTGGCGTGACCTTGAAGTGACCTTCATGGGCCGGGTCATTGGCCGGTTGCTCGAGGTCAAATACAAAGTCACCCAGGAGCACAAGGAGTTCTATGGCCGCGGCTCGGAACCGCACGGCATCAACTCCGGGAACAAGAAGTACGCCGGTTCGATCAAGGTCGGACAGAGCGAACTCGAGGCAATGGTGATCAAGGCCAAGGAGATTGACCCCACCAGCGATCCGACAGACTTTCCGATGGTGGACATTGCCATCGCCTATTCCAAGAACGGCATCGTCACCCGCGATACGGTCACCTCGGCGAAGTTCACCGACTTCGAAAAGGGACTCAAGCAGGGCGACACCGAGATGGAAGTCGAACTTCCCTGGATCTCCCTGGGCATTCGCTACGGCGTTTAATCATTAACGAATCTAAAGATGACAAAAGTCACAAAAACCACAGTCACCGCGAGCCAGATCCAGGCATGGAAAAACCAGCATGGATCTGACTGCGTTTGGCGTTACAAGACCAGGGATGGACTTGTGGCATATTTCAAGAGCCCGGATCGTAAGATCATCTCCTGCTCAACGGCTGAGAGTGGAAACGATAAGATGAAATTCAGGGAGCTTCTCGTCAATAACTGCTGGCTCGGCGGGGATGAGCAGATCCGCACTGTAGATAAATACTTCCTGGGACTTACCTCCAGGATATTGGCCCTGGTAGAAGTAGTGGAGGGCAAGTTGGAAAAAATTTAGCCGAGGCACAAGTAAAGCCGCACCAGTGGCTTCGGCAAAGCAATGCCCTGCTGAGGTACTTCTACCACGAAGACCCGGATCTATGGACGGATGAGTTGTGGGTCCAGCGGCTGGCAGAATTAGAATGGGTGCGTAACCAGGAACGAGGAGAATAACAATGAGCGACGACGGCAAAGTGCAATACATCATGGATATCGTCACCTCGGGTGATGAGAAAATCCATGAACTGACCAAGGCCTACGACATCTTGAACGCGCACGCGGACAAGTTCTCCAAACTCAATATCGATTCCCCGATTTTCCGGCAGCTCTCGCGCGATGCGAAGGTATTTCGCACCGGGGTGTTTGCTACAGGCTCCTCGGTGGATGGATTAAAGAGCCGGTTAGACCGATTGAACGCAGGCCGAGACCGCGCCTTCCGTACCGATCACATCGAGAAGTACAACAAGATGATCAAACAGACCGAGGCCGAACTCAAGAAGCTTCAGTTAGCTGAAGAGGCAACCGGTCAAGGAGGTGGCGGAAGTGTATTTAGTGGCATGGGCGCCGTCTTCGGAGGCATGGCCGGAGTGCAATTGGCTCAAAAGGCCATCGATATGCTCAAGGAAGGGGCCACGAAGGCCTTTGAAACAACGGCCAAATATGAGAAAATGGAAACGGTACTGCGTACTGCCTTCCAGAGCAATAGCAAGGCGAAGGAAAGCGTGGCTATGATCACCGACTTCGCCTCCCATACTCCCTTCCAGGTAGATGCTCTTACCGATTCATTTCTGCGCCTGGTCAATAGAGGTTTCACTCCCACCTACCAGCAGATGACTAAACTGGGCGATCTGGCTGCCTCCCAGGGCAAGGACTTTGAACAATTGACCGAGGCACTGCTCGATGCCGAAGTTGGTGAATACCGCATGTTAAAACAGTTCGGGGTTAACGCGGTGGACAAAGGATCCAAGATCGAGTTTCAGTTCAAGAACCACAAAACGCTAATTGATAAATCCGCTGAGGCCATCCGTAACTATGTGGTGAGTTTGGGCGGTATGCAGGGAGTAACCGGTGGGATGGCCAACATATCCAAGACACTCTCCGGACAGGTGAGTAACTTAAAGGACTCCTGGGATCTTCTCTTTAAAGATATCGGGGACAAGAATCACGGCTTTTTCAGTGATTTCATTAGTGATCTCCATAGTGGAGTTGAACTGATCAAAGGTTGGGTAGAAGTTCCATTCTCCGATTCACTCTATGAAGAGCAATCAAGAATGGATTCATTGGTCGATGTGATTACCGATGTGAATACATCGACTGAAGAACGATTGAGTCTCTTATCTGACCTGCAGCAAAAATATCCGGAGTATTTCGGGAATATCGATATCGAGACGGTCAAGAACGAGGATCTACGTAAGAAACTCGATGAGGTTAACCAGGAATATGAAAAGAGGATCGATCTGCAAGCTAAAACTGAGATTGCTGATAAGGCAAATAAAAAAGAACAGGAATCACTTCAGGATGTATTACGCTATAAAGAGCAGCTTGCTCTTTTGAAACGATTAAAAGCAATCAAAGACCCTGATAAAAGATCGCTTGTAATTCAGGAAATGAAAGACAATTCTCCGGGTTTTAACATGTTCAATAAAGAAGGATCCCTGAATGATCTTTTATTTAGTAATAAACAGGTAGATGAATTTGTAAAATACTACGAGGTTAAGAAAACCGAAGCTGAGAAAAAACATAACGCAGTAGCCTCGGAAGCTGTCAGTGCAGACAACGAAAAGAAGTCAGCCCAACAGGAAAAAGATCTACAGGCGGCTGGAAAGTTTTATGAAACGCTTTGGAATGGTAGTACATCATTCGAAAAAACGTTAATGGGTGATGTGAAGCTCTTATCTGAGTTTAGAATTCTCTATGATAAGGCACTTCATACAAAGGATGATGCAGCTATTGCCCGTTTATTGGAAATAATGAACGGTAAGGGTAAATCTAAGCCTGGTTCAGTATCAGCATCCGGTGGCGCTGAGGGAACCGGCTCGGCTGTCAATAACTCGATCACCAGCGGTGGACCCCGTGACACCCAGATCAATATTACCATTCAGAAACTCCAGGACAAAACCGAGATCCATGTCTCATCCCTGGGCGAAGGCGCCCAGAAGATGGAAGACGTGGTGGTGGGCCACCTGGTTCGCGCGATCAACTCCATGAACTCCAAACAGTGATGCGGGTAGAACACGACCTATATAATATACTCAGAACCACCGGGGTCATCGCCCCGCCCTTCCCTTTTCCTATCCTCCCGGGTAGCGACAATCCCATTGCCCGCAGTTTCACCACAGCCTTGCAGAAAGCCACCCAGAAACGTGCCAATTCGCAAGGCCGTAACGAAACCCCACTCTGGGGAGAGAGCCTCTTAGGGCGCCCCGTTTTCATGCCTGCCAAGATGGCCATCGGCGATGATTACGAGATCGAACTGCCCTCCCCGCTGATTACCATCTCCGGACAAAAGACCATCGTGGAGACTCCCCTGGTGGGCCAGGACGGCACGGTCAAGGAATACATCAACATCCAGGACTATTCCATTAAGATCGTGATCACGATCATCAACAAAGACGACACCTACCCGGAGAGCAAGTTCTACGAGTTTGTCAAACTCTGGAAGAAAAAAGAGGTGATGACCTTAAAGTGCGCATTGACGGATCTGTTCCTTCAGGCCAAAGATAATGCCGTTATCACCGGCTTTAACACCCCCGACATGCAGGGCATCATCAACGCCCAGGTGATCGAATATACGCTCAAAAGCGACTGGTATTACGAATTAGAACTATCCTAATGTTTGTGCTCACGGCTAAAATAACGATCGGCAAGGCGACCTTCAAGTTCGTCAATGATGTGGTGATCAAAAAGAGCATCCATTCCATTGAGCAGAGCGCCGTAATCAAGCTGCCGCTATCCGGGGTCGTGAAATCAGATACCGGATCGGTTAAGAAAGTCAACATCGCCGACCAGATCAAAAGCGGCGACAATGTGGAGATCCAGTTAGGTTATGACGGCAAGCTAAAGACCGAATTCAAGGGACAGGTTTACCGGATCAACTACAAGAACCTTTTGGAGGTGGAATGCGACAACGTCTATTCGATCCGTCACAACACCGTTGCTAAGACCTGGAGTCAAATCACGTTAAAAGACCTTTTAAACGAGGTTTTAACGGGTGTTACCCTCTATGACAAGATGCCACAGATCACACTTTACAATGTGGCCTATAAATACAAGAGCATCCTTTGGATGCTGGAGGATTTACGCACCAAATACAACCTGTCGATCTTCTTTCTGGAGGATGGATCCCTTTATGCCGGTTTAACTTACGGATACTCCAACGGCAACGTGAAGCTGAACCTGCGCAAGAACGTGATCAATCCGGATGAGCTGAAATGGATCGATGCCGCCGATGTGAAGCTCAAGATCAAGGCGATCGACTATACCCGCGATGGCAAGAAGATCGAAGCCGAGGTGGGAGATAAGGACGGGGAGATCCGCACGATCAGTCTTTATAACGTGGCCGATAAAGCATCCCTGGAGAAACTCGCTTCAGCGGAGATGGAAAAATACAAGTACTCCGGGTACCGGGGACAGCTAACCTCTTTTTTGATCCCGCAGATCACCCCTTGCATGAACGCGGATCTGACCGATCCCACGTTTCCATCCCGCGGCGGATCCTATTACGTGGAAAGCGTGGAGACCCGTTACGGCCTTGGGGGAGGGCGCCGCATTTCAACACTTGGAATAAAAGTACTCTAATGGGACACGAAAAAGAACTCCAGGAAGCAAAACGCACGCTGCAGGACATGTTCGGTGCCCCGATCCAGGTCGAGCAGGCTGAGGTTAAGGACGTGGATGAAACCAGTCGGTCGATGACCGTCATTATCGATGGGTACGATAATTTCTTCTGTCGCCTGCAGGCGATCACCGACCTCAAAGAGGGAATCTACGTGGTTCCCAAAAAAGGATCCCAGGTCCTGGTGGGCCGGATCAACAACGATGAGTTTCGCTACCTGGTCTATGCCGCCGAGATTGACAAGATCGTCTTTAAGATCGGAAAGTCAACCGGGGAGATCAAAGACGGACTGATGACATTCAATGATGGGAATAACGGGGGCCTTACCAATACTCCGGAATTGAAAGATCAGTTAGCCAAACTTACGAAAAGGGTTGATGACATCATCGCGGCTATTCAATCACCCACGGTGATCGCAACCCCGCAGGATGGTGGAAAATCACTCTGGAGCTTGTTTAATGTCCAGATTGCACAAATCCAGGACAAAGAGGATTTCTCAAAAATCGAGGATAAAAAGATCAAACATTGATTAAGGTAACCGACATATTGATGGATCAGGCAACCGGCGACATCGCCTGTGTAAACGGCGACTTTGTAATTGGAGATGCCACAATTCAGCACCAGGCAGATCTGATCGTGAGCAAGAAGGGCGAATTCAAGGAAAGCCCGTTGGTGGGTGCCGGTGTGGAGATGTTCCTCAATGACGACCAATATGACATGCTCAGGGAGATACGCAGCGAGTTCGAAAAGGACGGTATGGAAGTTAATGCCATCGACCTGGTAGAGGGTAATGATGGGAAATCGAAGATCACTACAGATGCAGACTATATAGCATGAGACGGGTAATCGCAGAAAGCGGACAGACATTGATCGACCTATCCATCCAGGAGATGGGAAGCATCGAGGGCCTTTTTGACCTATCGGATGCAAATCCGCTGATCCCGATCGATGTGGCCATCGCCCCCGGGACACCGGTTCGCATACCTGATACCATATATAATGCACAGGTGGCCGACTATTACAAAAAGAACGCTTTACGTCCATCCAGCGGCTTGGGCGAAGAGATCACAATACCCTTAGACGATGACTCCATGATTAGACAAACGCTCAACTACGATCTTATAAACGGGGATCAGGAGTTTCCCGGGGTACGCCTGCATTCGATCAAAAACCGGCTGACAGTGCAGATCAACTATACCGGGTTGACATCCAGCATGGTCAAGTTCTCTATTGATCACTCCCTGGACGGTCTACAATGGAGTCAGGTTCCGGACTCCGGATATACCCTGGATCCAACCCGCTCATCCCATACTTATGTCATCATCGGGCTTTTGACCAATTACGTGCGTGGCCACGTGGAGTTGGGTGAACCCTGTCATGGTATCATCACTGAAATACTTTGGAAATATGAGTAAGACCATCAAAGAATATTATGATCAGCTCAATGCCGTCAAAGCCTCCATGAGCGAGCTGGATTCCTTCGTGGTGTCAGCGGATAACAACTCCACGAGCGATACTGCCGATGAGCTGGTACTCGATCTTACTTCCAACAGCAAGGTGGCCAACTGGAGACTGTGGTTATGGATCTTCGCGGTAGGCAGTTGGATCATCGACATGCTCTTTGATCGCCAGAAGGCGGATATCACCGCGATCATGGATGCAAAGCGTTGTCATCGCCCCCAGTGGTATGCCCAGGAGTCTAAGAAGTTTCAGTATGGTTATGCCTTGGTCTGGGCCAATAATCAATGGGAATACGCCACGGACGATGCTGCCTCGAGGATTGTTAAATACTGCGCCGCCTCGGAAAAGAAAAACGGGACGGTGACCCTGAAGGTGGCCACCGAAGTGAATGGCGCCCGGGTTCCCTTGACGGTTCAGCAGTTTGAAGCCTTCAAGGAGTTCTGGGCCAAATGGAAGGATGCCGGGGTGAGGTTAGAGTTTGTCAACCTGCCAGCCGATAACCTGAAGATTGACGTTGTGATCGTTCGCGACCGCATGGTCTTAAATTCAGACAACTCACTCATTCGCTCCAATTCCGTGTTCCCCATCAAAGATGCCCTCTCAGCTTTTGCCCTGGGACTGGAATTTGACGGGGTGATGATGATTTCAAAGTTAGAGGATGCTATTCAAGCCGCTGAAGGGGTTGTGGATGTCAAGATAAAACATGCTTATTTGATGCCATCCGGAGGTATTTACACGGAAATCGCCATGTCAAGCGATACAGCATCCGGGTACCTGACGATATCCCAGTCTTCCTTATATGAATACAGTGATTCAGTACAAGTAGCCGTAACTATCGGATGATCGAGTTCTCCTTATATAAGATCGCAAAGATCCTGCTTCCCCAGGCTAAACGTAAAGCCTGGTTTATGGCATGGACCTATGTTTTTGTCTCTCCCTTGTTTGGGATCATCGAGCAGCTTCGCCTTTATTGGGACATTGAGGATCGAATTGCCAAGATGACGCCCCAGGTGTGTTTTCTGGAAAAGTACCTCAACGATAAATACAACCGCACGGATATCCGCATTGCGGACGGGTACGAACTTGGCCCCTGGGCATGGAAGGGAGGTCCACCGGTAGGGCAGACGGATCTCTATATGATCGAGCCTTATAATTACTGTTATACCGAAGATGACACGATATCGGTGGACTTTGTGGTCAAGGTCCCCTTTGTCCTGGAGTCGGAATGCAATACGATCGCGGCCATCGTGCAATATTTCAAGCTGGCAGGCAAATCATTCATTATACAACTCATATAATATGGACAGGTTATTATCAATTGATGGCGGTCAGCCTATACGCCCGGAGGATTGGGAATTCATTCAAAACGTGGAACAAGCTTTGTTGGCTGCCATCCTTAATGGGTTGCTCCCTGAAAACACGGGTTTCAAGGTTTGCGGATTGGACATAACCAACGTGGGTGGCATTATCACCATAGCGGAAGGGTATTACTTTGATGGCCAGGAAATCGTCTATATACCCGCTACCGAGGTTCACCAAGGTGACGATGGCCTGCTGTGTATAACAATCACTTCGACCACATCGACACAGCGTACCTTTCATGACTTAAGCGTTCATGACGTCTGGGAACTGCGCCGGGGAACAATCACATTTGAGGCAACCGTCCCCCCGGGAAGCGTTGCCTTTAACTCAAGTCCGCTGATAGATCAACTCGCCGCAGAGATCTTAACGCATCTTAACGCCGGTTTAACCACGATCGGGACCCTGGCCTATATGAGCGGTTTTTCACATGCTACCGGTTACTCCTGGGCATGGTTCGGAAAGAACACCCTGAACTGTTTCATGATCTTAGGGTCATTTCACGCCACTGTGGCCGGTGGCCAGATCTTTACCCTGCCGGTGGGCAATCGTCCATCAGGTGATATCGTAGGCTTCTTCTTTAACAAGACCAATACACCAGGTGTTGTAACCATCAAGAAGAATGGCCAGGTGTTCGTGGATGGCGCCTCATTAACTGAGGTGAACTACATTTCTTTTCAGTATTTCAACACATTCATCGACCCGGTACAGGGAACACTTCCTGCCCTGGGGGGAAACACGATAGGAGTCGACTAAATGGACGGGACCTATAAATATATCAATCTTCTGACTGCCGGAGGATCCGGCAACTCAGGCCAGTACCATGAAGTGGCATACAACAATACAACCGAACTGACGATTTTTCACGGATGGCATCGCTTTCCTATCGTTACGATTCTCGATGAGCAATTGGATGAGATCGAGGCCGACGTCGACAACGTGGATTTTAACTCTGTAATAGTCAGGTTTGACACGCCCAGATCAGGAAAAATAATTTTAACATAACCTTTTAAATTCGATAATAATGTCAAAAAAACTCACGACCGGTGCCGACTTCTGTAAGAGCCAGGCCCGTAATATGGTAATCCATAAAGTATCCGCCTTACCAGCCACCAATGTCTCCGTACCTGGGCAGATTGTCTACCTGGAGGATGATTTTCACCTGTACTTCTATGGTGAGGGTGGATGGATCCAGCTGCCGATCATAGCGAGTGACCTTCAACTTGGAAACGTGATCAATGTCGCCCAGATTCCACAATCCTATCTTGATCCCGATGCTGCTTTAACAGCTAATTCCAACGCGAAGGTTGCGACTCAGCGCGCGACTAAGCAGTATGTTGACAGTGTGGCCAGCTATATCCTTGGGCAGGCTACAACAGGATTGGTGTATAAAGGGATATTCGATGGTACGAAGACTATCGCGGCTAATGGCATAACAGCAATTACCAAGGGGTGGTTCTGGAAGGTGAATCCCGGAGGAACAGCCTCAGGCATTCATTCACCCACCGGGTTAACGCCGGGCGACATGCTGATCGCCAATGCTACGAAAAGCAGTGGTATTACTGCCGCAGACTTCGATTATGTCCCTGAATTGATGAGCGCAGATGTGGTTTTGCTTACTGCAGTTCAGACCCTCACGAATAAGACCATCGATGCGGCTCACAATACGATCTCAAATATTGGTTTCAATCAGATGGATCCTCTATTCATCAACAACGATGAATCACTGGCACTGCAGGGGAATGGATATGATGAAATACCTTCAGTGGCAGCCGTTATATCATACGTTGCAAATCAGATTTACCAATCAAAAAACCCATATACAGCTAACATAAACAATCTGGCATCCGGCACAATCACGGCAGCCACTCATGAAAAAGGCGTTAACGTTATTGTCAGGCTGTATGAAACCGTTAATAATGTACGCACAGAGATTGAAGCCGATATCTCACTCAACGATGCCGGTGACGTATCCTGGAGCACTACTACGCCCATTACCGGACAGATCATCATAACCAGATAAGATGGCCAAGAAATTCAAATCATCGATCGACCTGCAGAAGAACCAGCTTCTGCAGGCCGCATTTGAGAACCGATCCTCTAATCCGACCAATCCAGTACTGGGTCAGGTATATTACAACACCACCGGGCACTGTGTTATGGTATGCACCGGGATTTCGCCGGTATTATGGGCTGCAATTACCTCAGGTGGCGTATCCTATGAGAACTGGAAGCCGGTTAGCTTCGCAGTCACCGGAGATGATACGCTCGATATCGACACTGGAGGCGATCACCACCAGGAGATCATGCGGTCCCTCATTCGTTGCAGTGGATCGAAATTCGGGTATATTTCCGAAACCGGCTTCCGGGAAGATGGCTCTACATATATTAAGGTATGCATGAGTGATCCTCTTGATACCAACGACACGAACTTCGAGGTAGCGTTCAACATCAAGGTGGATCAGTATGCGACGTTAATGTCGGTCCCAGGTGATCTTTTCCCATCGAATGATATCCAAGGTAACTGGATCGGATATGTTGCAGTACCCAGCCTGATTCTGCCTATAGATGTATCCCTGACCAATCTTCCTGAAGGGGTTGATGTATATTGCAATGTCAGGATTAATGAATCTACGAACCTTTTTACGACCGATATCAATTTGCATGGTGATCGGTTTGTGCAGGCTGCTCGTCCGGATGTCAATGAGATTGGACGTGGGGATAACCTTTCCGTGATCGTTACGGATATGGCAGGAATTTCAACGGCCACAAATCTTCAGGTTAGAGTGTATGTAATACCCAAGACGATTATTGGCTACGGAGAATAGATTTAATGGAGGCATAAGCACCTATTTACTAACCATTAAATACTATTTAAATGAAACCAGAACTAAAGACCCCCATATCCTATTATGGGGGAAAGCAGCAAATGCTGCGACACATCTTACCCATCATCCCTGAGCATACGTTATACTGCGAGCCCTTCTGTGGAGGGGCTGCTGTTTATTGGGGAAAGCCACCTTCAAAGGTTGAAGTCATCAATGACACGAATGAGGAGCTGATCAATTTCTATCGTGTTTTGCAGCTTCAATTTCCGGCCCTTAGCAAAAAAGTAAAGGCGACACTTCATTCCAGAAAGCAGCACCGGCAGGCATGGGAAGCATATCAGCATCCAGAAGATCATGACCCGGTCACCAGGGCATGGGCAATATTTGTATTGTCATCCCAGGGATTTGCCTCTCAATTAGGCAAGTCCTGGGGCTACGATCGCAAAAAAGGAAGTGTGGCCATAAAGGTAATGAATGCTAAAAGGCGTTTCACTGAGGCTCTCACTGAGCGTATAGAACGCACTCAGATCGATTGCCAGGATGCCCTGAAGGTGATCAAGGCATTTGACTCTGAAGATAGCTTCTTTTATGTAGATCCTCCCTATCCCAATACCAACTGCGGCCATTATAAGGGATATATGATGGAAGACCTTGACCAGCTCCTGCAGGTGCTATCCAGGATCAAGGGCAAGTTCCTTTTAAGCAACTACCCGCTTGATCTGATTGCTCAGTATAGTAAGGATCATGGATGGCATCAAAGGGCGTTTAAACTGCCTTTAAGCGCCTCTAAAAAGGCCGTTAAATCCACGAAGATTGAAGTACTGACGGGGAACTACCCGATATAA